CTCTTAAGAGTTTCTCCAGTTCACTAACTATGTCCTGTCGTTGGCCCGGGGACGTCCGTACTCCCGCTTGATCGGCAAGACTAAAAATAGTCCCCGTAATCTCAGCCATAGCATCAGCAGGATATTGTTCAAGAGCTTCGCGAAGTTCTTCTTGGATGAGGTCCTCTAACTCTTGACGACTTATTCGCACGATTAATCCTCTAAGATGCTGTTGATTAAATTGAGTACCTTGTTGTTCTTCTCAACCTGCTCGTTCATGAGCTTGTTTTCAGAAAGGGCCATGAAGGCATTAGGAGTCGACGGCTCGGATACAATGTCAAAGCAGATAAGCTGGAAGTCATCCTCTACAATTGTCTTGCCTTGGTGTTCTTTTACAGAGCCCATACCACGAGAGGAGATACCGATCTTAACACCAGCATCAACCAGCGAGCGAAGGATCTGCCCAGAAGGAGTATCCAGAACTTTGCACTTGCCCATTACAGATGGACCATCCATCCAAATGTCTATAACCATATGAGAGACATTAGCTAAGTTAATGATAGAAGACTCGGGGTGGTCGAGTTCTCCGAGAGCACGGTTATCTTTAACCATCTCAGAGTACTTCTTAACCTCACGTTCCATAATCTCCGGCGGATACATCCGCATGTTACCATTAAGGACACCACCTTCTTGTAGCTTCCCAGTGATAAACATAGCATTATTTTCACGAACTGCTCTCTTCTCGGCTTCCGTCAGTAAATCCTGACAGACGCCGCCTTCGCATAATTCATAAAATTCTCGTAATAATTTGGCCATTATTTATTCCTCTAGCGTAGTCAACTGCCGGAGCAGCATCGTCGAACTGGTTGGATCATCCATTTTTTCATGATTGCTCACCTCCTTTGTGGACCACTCGGATCCCGTAATCCTCGACCAACATACTCAAAAAGTATGAGGTTCCAGCACTAATGCAACCGCACATGAACGCTGTCATCGCACTGTCGCTAAAGCTAAATAGTTCTGTATAGGGACTTATGCCCCATAGAAACACTCCAACCCAGAATCCCATGCACAAATGGCAGTGGAATAAACGACCGAAGCCCCCCATTGATTTGCAGGGTGGGCGGATCTTGTTAAAGATGTGTCCGTGTATAATAATAAAAGTCATGCCGTAAGCGGCAAGTACAAAATGTAATAGTTCCATATTCTAGTAACGATTGCGGAGCGGATAGTAGTAGTAACCCGGTCGCATCGAGCCTTTCTCCGCATACTGCGGTACTTCGCCGTACTCGGTGGAGTCACGATCAGTGGGGTGAGTATACATATTTTCGACTTCTTTCTCGTATTCGTCAGCCACTCTTTCGTGTTCTGCCTCAGCAATTAAAAATTCCGTTATAACAAACACAGCGGCCTGAAGCGGATTAACTTCATCGTTCTCGAAGATATCTCCCTCAAGGGATCGAAACATCTGCCCCCCCTGAATGGATGCTCGATCCACGATTCCTTTGTCGGCCAAAAGCTCGAACAGCCTATTTTGATAATCATAAACATCTTCTGTGGCGCTGGTCTTGGGGAAACTAACAACTTTATTTTGTTCAGGCATCACAGCAATATCAATCTTTTTGTGATCCATAATCAAAAGAGAGCCGTCCAGCGCCTTGCGGGCGTGGAGTTCTACGGTTGCCTGAGGTCCGCCGATCTTGATTTTAATCATTTCAGTTTAACTCCCGGACCAGCTCTTGGGTTTTTAGGACTTTATTTAAGTCAGTATCCACAAACTCTCTTTTTCGAAAGCCTTCCAGATATTCCACTACCTCTTCGATTTTGGTATCCAGGTTCCCCTCTGAGGATTCTTGGTGACTAGATAGAGTTTCCTTAAGGCGCCGAAGCTCTTCGTTGAGGTATAATCTTAGCTCAAACCCGTCATCGGCGAAGCTCGTAACATAACGATTTAATAAATCTTTTTGCTCGGAAAGAAGATCAGTGTACTTATCATTAAACTTACGAATAAATGAATTATAGGTTAAGTTATCTAGTGGCTCCAGTCTTTGCGAATCCTCTGCTGTGGTGGGCTGTGACATTCTGTCTACAATCATTTGTTCAAAGAGTACTCTTTTCTTGACGGCAGCCTTAGAGTTAAAAACCGCATTAACGGAGGCCAAAGATTTGAAATTAGGGATAAAATTACCCCAAACATCAGCACCAATCTCCTTGTTAATGGAGGAGATCACGCGGCTTTGAGCAGAGAAGATGCTACTCTCGTCCAGAGACGCATACGCAGACTTCGTCTCTCTGAGAAGCCTCTCTGCCACTTTGGGATGAATATTGACAGTCTCTAGCAACACCGTGTACAACTCTAGTTCCTCTGCTAAAATGGTTCCCTTAGAAAAGAACTCTTTGAGGATGGATCCCAACTTCTTTTTGCTGATGTCATCTTTGTTGATAATAGCTTTTGTGAGTTCACGGGTCAGTGTCTCATAAATAAATGCTGTGTTGCGTTTTTTATTATGTTTCATCTTTTAGTGCCTCTTTCTTCTCTAGCTGCTCCACCAGTTTCCGTACGCTTTTAGTGTTTTCAAGCATTCGGGACTCGCTAGTGTTATAAATAGATTGCTTTTGTTCTTCCAGACCAAACCTTACATCTGGAATGTATCCTTGAGGCTTTCTAGATCGGGATGTTTCACCTCGAACTGCCTCCACATTGTGCATGGCCTTAATGGTTTTGCTGCCCGGGCCGCTTCTGCCGGAGCGACGCTGATCCCCGCCGCGGCGTTGAACTGTCTTATACGAGCTATTATCATAATGGCGTACGTCGTCGCCCTCAGACATGTCGTCGCGACGGCCGGGGGCTGCCAATAGCGGAGACTCTTCGCCGCCGCCTTCTGGGGCTGCTAGATCTTCTCCACCTAGATCTTCTCCACCGAGGTCTTCCCCGCCTAGGTCTCCGCCGAGATCATCCCCAAGGTCTCCGCCCAACTCGCCGCCCAGTGCCTCTTCGGCTCCCTGTTCGGTGACAGCTTCAAGAGCTTGCTGATACTTACGATCATAGAAAGACTCACGCTGGTTGCGGAGGAACTCATCATCCGAGAGTCCGAGAATGTTGTGTCCCACCCAACGCTTGCTGTATGTTCCTTCGGGAACAGCGTTTGCAACATCAAACTTCGTACGCATGTACTCCAGCTGTTGCAACTCAGCAAGACGAGACGGGTTATTAAGTTCTAGGTCAAAATTAATCAGGTCTTCCCCACGGAAGCCCAGGGTATATAAATGAACGACTGCGATCTTGTCCAACTCTGCAACCACGGCGCGCTGGAGTCTCTGGATGGTCCGTGCAAAACGAATGTCTTTCTGAGCCAGGGTGGTCTTATCTTCGTCAGCGCCTTCTAGGTTTGTCAAGTAAGCCTGCGGTACTTTAATAGCAGCAAACAACTTGTCTCTCATATACTTGACGTCGTCAATGTCATTAAGACTTGCTGCTCCTGGCAGCGATTTAATGTCTGAGCCAACCCCGCCACGCATCGGAATGAAGTAGTCTTCTTCCAGCGATAAAGGATTATATCGGAGGTCCACTCGCCCAGTGTCTGCGTCAACCAGTTGGTTACGCTTCATCTCAGTCTTGACTTTCTCCATATACTGGGCCACATCCTGGGGAGGAATGTTTCCAACATCAATCTGAAATATGCGACGCTCCGGAGCGCGGACAACACGATAAGCAATCATAGCATCCTCTAGCAAGCAAAGCTGGCGCCAGATTCGACGGGCCGGATCCAGGACCGAAGTGCCATACGGTGCATGGCGGTCATTGCCTAGGATTCGGAAATGAGCAACCTGCCAATTTTCAAATGTCATCCCGGCTGCATTCCACTGGTACTGGACATAGTTGGGATTCGAGGGGTCCTGACCCTCTAGGCGCTCCACTTCGTTGTTGGGCATCCCTATAACTGAAGTGACCCCCATCTGGTCGTCAATGTCTAGATAGAGAAAGAAGTCCCCATATTTACACATTGATCTAGCCCAGCCGAATGCATTGAATTCAAGATTCAGCACATCATAAAACAAAGAATGAAGGATTGTTTTAATTTCAAGGTTAGTGCACTTAATGTTCAAGAGGGGCTCAAACGAGTTAGAGGTTGTCATCTCGTCAGCATAGATGTCTATAGCCGAGGCAATCTCTGGCATGTATTCCATCTGTTCGAAGTCGATGTACCGCTCTGCGCGGTTTTGATTGCGGAAGGCCGCAGAGGTCATCATGTTAAAGTTCTGACCCATGTTATTATCGGCGCGCTTGAACTCCTGTCCGCTCATAGAACGGAAACGGAAACGATATTTATCTAAATTACTCCGGCGGTCTTGTCGAACTGTCTGCTGCTTATAGTTAACCAGAGGTCCGGACAACAATCGTGTCAACCTCTTAAAAAGAGGAGATGCTGGGTTTCGTGAATTCTTGTCGTTTCTAGGCATTTTTTATCCCTTTATCAAAGCAATGTATTGCTCATTAAATGCGGCGCCTTCTTGCGCGCGTTTGTTCTCTTTGGTGATTTTGTGCCCCTGCATTCCTGGAATCGTCGTCGATATATTAGTTCGAGACGTAGAGATCGATGACAACATCTGCTTATCAAGCTCTACGTTCTTCTGACTCTCTACAATCACCGTGTCTCTAACCCAACAACCAATAGCAAACGACATCACCAAATCATCGTTATAGCTTCGCATTGCTTGAGGGCGTCCACCTTTCCAAATAAATGTTTTCATTTCTGACAATAACCGAGTTGAGTTAATCTTAATTAGTTTGTTTCTCATAAACTCTTCCATCTTCGCAACAATCAGTGGGCGCGTTTTCGAAGACGTTGTGAAGCCAGGAACGACATTGGATTGCCACTGCGCCGCAAGGGGGTCCACATATTGATGATCACCTTTTCGTGAATGATATAAGTTATGATACTCTTTATCTAGCAACTTTTTAAGTACTGCGTATCCTATGTTATTGTTTTCTATGACTACCATGGGGCTGCCGTATTCCGACGCCACTCCATACAAAATGTCGGCGAAGTCGTCCGGGGTTGGCTTCCCTACATACTCAGCAACAACCTCCATGGATTCTAGTTCCATTATATGAAAGGCACTATTATCTTTACCATCGCCACGAGCAACGTCGGCCACAATAAGATATGGTTTTGCTGGGTCGTACTTTTTCCAGATCCAATAGTTGCGATCAAACCCTGTGCGATATTCCGGGGATACGACTCTTTCCAAATACCAGTGAATGTCGTCTGGATGAATAACAGTTTCTCCGGAAACATTGAAGTTGCACTCAAGCTCCTGTGCAATCTGTCGCTTGGACATATTTTTGGTTTCTTTTTCAAACCATGTTTTCTCGCGGTCTGGGTGGACATCCCAGAGAAGAGTGGTCATGTGAAATGCATTTGTGCCTGCTTCAGCCTCAACGCAATTCTGATGGAACCAGTTTCCGACCCCGTTAGGAGTGGAGAGGGCGATGCAGCGACCACCGGTAGACAGAGTAGGATAGAGAGCAGTCCAAAGCTCATCAAGCTTCTCAACGTGCGCGGCCTCATCAATTACCAACAATGACAAAGCTTCGGAACGACCGGCATCACCCGACGTAGAAGATCCCTTAATTTGGGAACCATTCTTTAATTCAAAGGAAGTTCGGTTATCTACTTCAATATCACTAATCCTCATCCAATCGGGGAGGTTCTTGATAATAGCTTTTACTTTTTTAACTAAGTTAGTAGCTGTTTGAAGCTTGGTGGCAACGACAAGGATATTCTTGTCGCGATGGAAAAGCATCAGCCACGCAATATATGCGGCCGAGATGGTAGATATCCCAAGCTGTCGCGCTTTGAGGATTATATTGAAACGGTAATCATTAAAGTCTCTCAGCAGCTCTTGCTGGTAATCATACGCTTTAAATGGGATTAAGCCTTTTTGAGGGTGAGAAATTCGACAATAGTTTATTGTAAAATAAACCGGGTCTTTGCCGGCCTTAACTATCTCTTTTAATATCTCTTGCTTTGTTAGCGCATTCCCCATAACATCTCTTACTTACCTTTGCGAGTGTCGTTCTTGGGGCGCTTGTTCTTGGGTCCCTGAGCAAGCCAGTCCTTAACGGCCGTATCCAGATCCCTTTTCTTCGCGTCCTTCTGAAGATCATCGACGGCTTTAAGTCCACCGATACGATAGTCGCAGTGTGCCTGGACGTCCGTACGGTAATTAGACATACGCTGCACCAGGATATGATGCTCGCCTTCAAGAGTTAAAGTAAGGGTCTCACCGGTAATCGCTTTGTATTCTTTCTTAAGAAACTTAACAATTTCCTTGAGTTGGCTGACAACTGTATCTTCAAAATCGTTCTTCTTCACATCCTTGATGAGAATTTCGGACTGATATGTAAGTCGCATGAGGGGTCCCATGAACTTGACTTGAAAGCCATCCATGACGCGGCGGTCATTAATGAAGTGACCCTCTTCGCGCTTTAGCCCCGCCGTGCGTGCTTTGCCATCTGCTGCCAGGTCCGCCGAATGTGCGCCGTCCCAAGCACCGTTTGCAGCCGCTTGATTGATTCCTTGAATTATTTCGTATACTGTAGCCATGTTATTGTTCCTTATTAGGTCTCCACCCGGATTTCCATTTTTCTTCTCGTCCTTCGACCCACTGTATATAGCACTTGTAGCAAGCTTCAAACTTATTCATATACAGATCGTCTTGGGAACGAAAAGAATATTTACGACAAACAGGACAAGTCCTATTATGGTCTCTAGTAAGTAGTTTTTTATTTATTAAAAATCCGTCTTCTTCTACTTTGTCCTGGGTCTCTGACAATTTGGCGAACTTCTGTCGCTCTTCTAGAGACTGTTGGATGTATTCTTTTTCTTTGTCCTCGTCCCAAAATCGGCGAGGATTGTTGATGGTTTCTTCGCCATACTTTTGCGTTATGGCCTTTTCTAGTTTGGCGATGTAGTTAGGATCTTTACTCATTTTTATCCACAGTGATAGGTACAGCCGACGAAGGCTTTTCTGTAGGCGCTGCCGCTGTATTCAAATTCTACCACATTATAGGCGGCGGAATTAATCCTAAAATCGCAATCCTGCGTAATCTTAGCCACAGTATAGTTGTGAAGCAGGTCGTCGTCTTGTTTCATTCCCAGTCCAGGAATCTCACATGTGGTGATGTAATCTCCGTTTTCTAGATTTCCATTAATATTGGACACCCATACCGCACCCTCACCAATGGAGTTTACTCGAATTTGGGTTTGTTTTAAATCGTTCCACAGATAAGCTGTTCCATCCTGATCTTCTTCGATTTCGCCGCTTTCATTGTTAATAACATATTGATCGGGCCGATTACTAATAACTCCAAATACTCTTTTATCTTCTCGCTGGTTTGCCAATTCAATACGAGGAAGTGTTTCGTTGATGGTCACTGCCGCTTTTCCAGTAACCCACTCTCTTGTTATCTCGTCAAACCGCATTTGAGTTCCCGAAGATACAGCTATAAGTCCCACGTATTCAGCTAGCGAAGAGCTAATGTTCGAATCGAGCGGAACACTTAAGTGTTGTCCAGTAAACGTGAAGGAAGCTCCCGCCGTAATAGTTCGATACGTCGTAGTGTTGCTGGTCGACTTCCAAAACCAATATATGTTACTGCCCCACACTGCTGGACCAAGTATATCATAATCTTCGGTAGCTTCGGTGGTTAGTACCGTCCGGGCGTTTGTGTTATTCGCTGAGCTGTTTTCATAATAAACCCCATTCTGGCTTGAATACGTTTGTCCGCCTAGGTTTCGGAACTCGGCTCGCATACCGGTGCCGAGGGTGGTGGTACCACCCAGGACGACCATTCCATCGACGTAAATGCCATCATTTACATGCATCTGGTCGGTGGCCCTAATGGACCCAGCCACATCAAGCGTATAACCAGGAGTAGAGTCGAGCAGTCCGAACCTGCCTGCGCTCTCATCAAAATAAAGTCCGGTTGTGGTGTTGGTTCCATATAAATGAAAATCGCGAGTTGTAGTATCAATCCGGTTGTCGGAGGACCAGGCTCCAAATACCATGTACTGATCAGGGTTGGAGCTATTTCCAAACTGTATTTGAGGCCCGGTTCGCGAGTTGCCGGCGTCAGACCCGGTTAACATTACCTCGTAATCACTCGGATCATTATATCCAGCGACGACGCGGCTAAAGTGTCCCTCAC